CATCACCACGGTGGCGGCTATGGATGGGTAGCACCATTAGTTATTGGTGGTGCTGTAGGTTATGCACTTTCGCAGCCAAGATATGTAAGCCCGCCTCCGAGCGTGGTATACGTAACTCCTCCGCCTACATATAATCCACCGTATGGTTATCATTGGGAGAGTGTTCTAGACGGCAACTGTAACTGTTACAGAAACGTTCTAGTTCCAAACTAATATGTTAATGAGGACACGGAATGAAAGGATTGACAATCGCTCTTGCGATGATGATAGGTATTGGGACAAGCCAGGCAAGTACGACACTTACTGGGAACGTGAATCCGAATCCCGTATCTACGTCATCACTAGCAAAGATTGCGACCAAAAAAGATCCGGTCCTTGCAAAATCGACCAGGATACCTAAACCTAAGCTGTTTAGGTCAAATCCTCACAGAGCGACCCACTTTAGTGTCGCAGAAGATCCCGATGATGATATTTTTGTGCAAGACGAAGATATATTTGTCGGTTATCGTCGAGAAGATATTAGCAAACCAAAGGCACCATCTACCCCCGATGATCCGGAAGGTATCATCACTGAAGACATCCGTTGGCGGCTGTTCTTGGCTCGTACAGCAGCCATGATCCGCTATCACCAAATACACGGATAGTTTGGTGAAAAAATCTAAAAAAACTATTGACCTTGCTAAATAAAGTACGCATAATACAAATATGCGTAAGGCATACATTTTAAGGCAAAACATAGGAGGCATATTAAAATGGCTACACTAGCAGAAATCCGTGCGAAACTTCAAGAAGCACAATCAAAGTCCACAGGACAATCATCAGGCGGCGACAACGCCATTTACCCACACTGGAACATGCAAGAAGGAAAGGAAGCAGTAATCCGTTTCCTACCAGATGGCAATCCCAACAACACGTTTTTCTGGGTAGAACGTGCAATGATCAAACTACCTTTCGCTGGCGTTAAAGGCGAAACAGATTCCAAACAAGTACAGGTGCAGGTACCCTGCGTTGAAATGTACAATGACGGTTCTGTTTGCCCGATTCTCAGCGAAGTGCGTGGTTGGTTCAAAGACAAGAGCCTAGAGGAAATGGGTCGTAAGTATTGGAAGAAGCGTTCATACATCTTCCAAGGGTTTATTGTCGAAGATCCTCTTAAAGAAGAAAAGACACCAGAAAATCCAATCCGTAGATTTATCATTGGTCCTCAAATCTATCAAATCATCCGTAGTGCTTTGATGGATCCAGAGTTGGATGAGTTGCCAACTGATTATCTCAAGGGTCTAGATTTCCGTATCGCCAAGACATCAAAAGGTGGGTTCGCAGACTACTCTACATCAAAGTGGAGCCGTCGTGAGCGTTCACTGACTGAAGTTGAAGCGGCAGCGATCGAAGCACATGGATTGTTCAATCTTTCCGACTTCCTACCTAAGAAGCCAACCGATGTTGAGCTCAAGGTAATGAAGGAAATGTTTGAAGCATCTGTCGATGGTGAGCCATATGATATGGACCGTTGGGGTCAATACTTCAAACCAGCAGGTATGGGAGCAGCCACTGGCGATCCTAACAAGCCTGCAGCCAGCGCACCTGTAGATGATGCAGATGATGAACCAGCACCAGTAGCAAAGGCAGCTCCTGCTCCAAAGGCAGAAGCACCAGCATCAAATGGTGATGGTAATAGTCGTGCCCAAGATATCTTGGCCATGATTCGCAATCGTCAAAAGCAGTAAGACTTATATAGAGTGTGAGGTACCTCCTCACACTCTCTTCATTACAGGGAAATAAAATGGCAAAACTAGATAAACTATCAAAAGTAAATGAATCAATCACGCTCAATCGTTATGACAACGGTTGGATGGTCGAAATCGGCGGTCGCGATAAGAAAGAAGATTGGAAGACCACTAAGACTATGTGTAACACTGAAGATGAACTAATCTCAGTCATTAAAGAGTGGAACACTAAAGATTTGGATAACTGATTATGGCAACTAAACCGTTCGATATAAGCAAGTTTAGAAAATCTATTACAAAGAATATTGAAGGTCTTAGTATAGGTTTTAACGATCCTACAGATTGGGTTGGCACAGGTAACTATGCATTAAACTATCTAATCAGTGGCGATTTCCACAAAGGAGTTCCGCTAGGCAAAGTTACAGTATTTGCAGGCGAGTCTGGAGCAGGTAAATCATATATCTGTTCAGGTAACTTGATCAAAGCGGCACAAGCACAAGGCATTTATGTTATCTTGGTTGATACAGAAAATGCTCTAGACGAAGATTGGCTAAAGGCACTAGGTGTCGACACTAGCGATGAAAAGTTGTTGAAACTTAATATGGCTATGATCGACGATGTAGCAAAGACTATCACAGAGTTTGTTGCAGAATATAAAGCTATGCCTGAAGACAGTCGTCCTAAGGTACTTTTTGTGCTTGACTCATTAGGTATGTTGTTGACTCCAACGGATGTTAACCAGTTCGAAGCAGGTGATTTGAAAGGTGATATGGGTCGTAAGCCCAAGGCATTGACAGCACTTGTGCGAAACTGTGTTAATATGTTTGGTAGTCTAAACATTGGCCTAGTAGCTACAAACCATACCTATGCAAGCCAAGATATGTTTGATCCAGACGATAAGATTAGTGGTGGCCAAGGTTTTATCTATGCATCAAGTATCGTTGTTGCTATGAAAAAACTCAAACTAAAAGAAGATGACGATGGCAATAAGATCTCAGAAGTACGTGGTATCCGTGCTGCCTGCAAGATCATGAAAACTCGTTATGCAAAGCCTTTTGAAAGTGTACAAGTAAAGATTCCTTATGAGACAGGTATGAATCCATATAGTGGACTGGTCGACTTGTTTGAAGCTAAAGGGATGCTTAAGAAAGAAGGAAATAGTCTTGTATATGTAACTGCTGATGGTGAGATCATCAAACAGTTTCGTAAGGCATGGGAACGCAACGAAAACAATGGACTAGATAGGATGATGGAAGACATTTCAAAACATGGCGAAAAATCCGATTCAGAGATAACTACTACAGTTGAACCTGAAACGGAGGCCAGTTAATGAAGGAAGACCTAATCGCCGATCTGTGGAGCGTCATTGTTGACCACATTCCCGATAAGCAGAAAAAAACCGTAGCTGAAGACTTTGTTAGTACACTAGTCGATCATGGCATTAAAGAAAGCGTTCTAGATCGGTTGATGGGTATTGACCCATACCTCGACGATGCTATCGAATATGCCACTGACGGTGAACAATATCACGAAGAAGACGACTACGATAGATACGAAGACGAGGATTAATGAACTGGTACGATCGAGTTTCAAAAGATATTTCTAATATTCCAGACGCCGTGGCATATTATGAAGCCGAGTTATTGGCAGCAAAGACTGACGCTCGCATAGCGGGAAACCTTGAACGAGCTGCTGCTAATATGCCTGGTATTGTGGAAAATCGTTTCAATCAACTACAAGAGATCGAAGCGATTTTAGAATATCTAAACATTGAACTACGTCGTTTACGCAGTCAGCATTTCCGTAAATATCTTGAAAACTATCAACGCAGCCTATCCTCTAGAGACTGTGAAAAGTTTGTAGAGGGTGAGTCTGATGTCGTTGACTTTGAAAAAATCATCAATGATTTCGCCTTGCTAAGAAACAAATGGCTGGGCGTTATCAAAGCCTTAGATATCAAGCAGTGGCAGATATCTAACATCGTGAAGCTACGTACTGCTGGACTTGAAGATGCAACACTATGAAAATAGTATTAACTGGGCATCTTGGCTTTGTTGGCGGTAATCTTAAGCCCTATTTAGAACAAAAAGGACATACTGTCATTGGCCTCGATATCAAAGAAGGCCAAGACATCCTTACTTGTGATCTTCCTGAGTGTGACGCAGTTATTCATCTAGCTGCAAAAACAGGCGTTCGGGCTAGTCTAGACTCGCCACACGAGTACTGGAAAGTAAATGTAGACGGTACTAGACGAGTTTTACTGCACTACAGCAATAAGAGGGTCTTAGTTGCAAGCTCTAGCAGCCAATATGAACCTCATTTGAATCCCTATGCTGCTACTAAGCATGTCATGGAAAAGATTCCACACGATAATGTTTGCTGGATGAGATTCCATACCGTCTACGGTGCAGACACTGGGCGAGATATGTTTTTTGATAGACTTAGAAATGGAACACTAGAGTATGTCACGGATCATGAACGTGACTTTGTACACGTTGACGATGTCTGTGAAGCTGTCAATATTTTATTAAACAATGATTTTACAGGACCAGTTGATATAGGTACTGGCATTTCCATAAAGATCTCTGATATATGTACTACACTACCAGTTAGAACATATAATCCACACGAAAGAAAACGTACCTGTGCAGATATGCACATTATGAATAGTTTTGGTTTTAGACCGAGATTTTTTCTTTTGTGACACCCACATGGTGCAGTAAGTATGGCTCTACCTCTGTATCGTAAAAATCTACATGAGCCTTTCCTTTAATAACTTTTCCTAAGAATAAGTTTCTGTACTGATACTTTTTGTTTAGTATCTCTAGTATATGAGCATCACCGGGATGTTTCGATTCTAGTATCATGTCATTATACCAAGCATCTGAATATTCTCGAACAAACTGTTTGTAATCTGCATGTTTGGTATTAAAGCAAACGAATCCAGAATCAAGTCCTTCTGGTTTATAAATCGTCGATAGTAGTTCTGTTCTAGGTAAGAACTTTTCTATATCCATAGGTTGCAAGACTTCTACATCAGCGTCTAACCAAATGAGGTAGTCAGCAGTTACATTTTCCAACATGTAAGAAGTGACTCTGGACTTTAGATACCATTTGATAGGTTTTCTTTTAGTTCCATATACTTCAAAATATTTTTCTGGCTGTTTAGTATTTTTTAAACAAACATCTGTAGGATGTGTTTCAAAATCAGATAAAAAGTTTTCTATAGGTTCATCTAAGAAACAAAGTTTTTTGCCAGGAAGGTTTTTCCATGTTGGGAGATATTCGTGTGCGTATTGTTTATAGATTTTTTGGTTTATAGATGTAACCCAAATGATATTATTCTGGTGCATAAACAGTATCGTGTTCCCACTTATCAATAATTTTATATTTCAGTTCGCTGACTATCCATTGTTCCATTTCAACAACTGTATACCCGTGCATTTCACAATAGTCGTTGGTTTCTAACACAATCAACGGTCTATACTTGTTGATTAAGTTTACAGCACCTTTAAGAGCAAACCATTCGAATCCTTCTAGATCTAAATGTAATAAATCACAACCCTCTATATCTAAACTATCTAAAGAAATAAGTTTTATATTACCCTTTCCAGAAACAGTGTAGCCGCCGGTATTGTTTTTCTTTTTAGTAAGAGGTTCACCCAGGCTTATCATTGACTCTTTTTCGCCTAGAGCAAGATTATTTTTAACAACGTTATCTTGTTGTATGTTTTGATCTAAACAATAAAAGTTTTCAGGGTGAGGTTCGAATGTATAGACTTTTTTAAACAAACTAGCATATTTGTTTGGATATAGTCCACAGTGCCCTCCGGCCTGTACAACTATATTGCGATTTTTTACTAGATTAGAAACATTTATAGGAAGATTATAATGATCTTCTCTAGTTAGATACCTCCATGCAACGATATCTCTTTCGGGCCAAACCCAATCTTTGTTGTCAAAGTTTCTTATGGAAGTTTTATAGTTCATATGATATTTAGCACATAATCTACGCACATAAATATCTGTATGAAAAAGATTGTACTTATTACTGGTGGCTTCGATCCGCTCCACTCTGGCCACCTTTCATATATTAAAGAAGCCAAGAAGCTTGGAGATATTCTAGTCGTCGGTGTTAACAGCGATGACTGGTTAACACGCAAAAAGGGCCGAGCTTTTATGCCTTACATGGAACGAGCCAACGTCGTACGAAATATTGTTGGAGTAGATTTCGTCATTGATTTTGACGACAGTGATAACACAGCCAAACATGCAATACATATGGTTAGACAAAGTTATCCTAGTGATCAAATCATTTTTGCCAATGGCGGAGATAGAACTGATAAGAATATTCCAGAAATGGATTTCGCTGATGATAATCTATCATTTGTGTTTGGCACTGGCGGTTTTAACAAATCAAACTCAAGTAGCTGGATCTTAGAAGAATGGAAAGCACCTAAGACCAAACGTCCGTGGGGGTACTATAGAGTTCTTCACGATGTGCCAGGAATGAAAGTCAAAGAGTTGACTGTTGAGCCGGGGCATAGCCTTAGTATGCAAAGACATAAGCATAGATCAGAATACTGGATCGTTAGCCAAGGTGCGTGTGTAGTAAACTCAAAAATGGCAGGCGGTTATGCTCTTCCTCCTACTTTGTTAAAAGAACATCTAGAATATAAAGTACCAGCAGGTGAATGGCATCAACTAACCAATCCTTACGAAGTTCCTTGTAAAATAGTAGAAATACAATACGGCGAAAAATGCCAAGAAGAGGACATTGAAAGACAATGACTGATATCATCCCGGTCTTTATAGGTTATGATCCTAGAGAGGCTATTGCATATCATACCTGTGTAAACAGTATTATTAGAAACTCTAGTAAACCAGTTTCTATTATTCCTGTAGCGTTGAATCTATTCAAAGATTATACAGAAACACACACTGATGGTAGCAATACATTCATATACTCGAGATTTTTAGTACCTTATCTAATGCGTTGGCAAGGATGGGCTATTTTTATTGACGGTGATATGATCGTAAGGGCTGATATTAACGAGTTGTGGGAACTGCGACAAATGGATAAAGATGTCATGGTTGTAAAACATGACTATAAGACTAAATCTGATAAAAAATATCTAGGAAGCAAGAATGAAGACTATCCAAGAAAAAACTGGTCTAGTGTCATCCTATGGAACTGTTCTACTTTCCCTAATAGAAAACTTACTCCAGAGTTTGTACAGAATTCGCCAGGATCTGTCCTTCATAGATTTTCGTGGATAAATGATGAGAGGATCGGAGAGCTACCTAAAGAGTGGAACTGGTTACCGGACGAGTATGGTCCTAACCCAAACGCTAAACTCTTACACTATACATTAGGTACTCCTAGTTTTTATCAATATGCCGATACTCCGATGGGCAGCGATTGGCACCGAGAACGTATACTCACAGAATATTGTCAGCAATATGATCTTCCTAAGTAAAGACGGCCAAGACGAATATGTCAATATGCTTGCACATGGATCCGGTAGTACTCCTACTGATACCGCCTCTTTTGCTTACAGTGATAGCACTGATCCTATTGTTATACGTGGAATTCTCAAGTATAAAATAATGCGTCGTTGTTGGGAAGATGGCAGAGATTTTTACTATGTTGACACAGGTTATTTCGGAAACCGTAGATGGAAAGAATGGCATAGGATAGTCAAGAACGATCTACAACACAATGATCTTATACCAAGACCCGACGATAGATTTAAAATATTCAATAAAGAAATTTCACCGTGGAAGAAGACAGGTCGAAAAATATTAGTGGCTTTGCCTGATGAAAAACCCTGTAGGTTTTACGACACAGATTTAGATACATGGACTAAAGAGACAATCGAACAAATAAAAAAATATACAGACAGACCGATAGAGATAAGAAAAAGAGCTCCAAGGAGAGAAGACAGAGTATTATCTAATACATTGCAACAGGCATTAGATGATGATGTGTTTGCACTAGTAACATTTAACAGTAATGCTGCTACTGAAGCTGTCTTTTATGGAATACCTAGTTTCGTACTTGCGCCTACGCATGCCGCTAGTCCTGTCTGTTTAAAAGATCTTTCGATGATAGAAACTCCGTTGTATGCAGAAAATAGATATGAATGGGCTTGTCATTTAGCTTATGGTCAGTTTCATATCAGAGAAATGAAAGACGGAACAGCCATGAGGATGGTGACTAATGAGTAAAACTGTAGCTGTATATTACGCAGGTATTCCTAGAAATAATACCAAATCAGAAAAAACAGAAGTATTACGTTTATTTGCTGAAGGTGTAAGAAAAAGTAAAGATGCTGTTATAGAAGTATGGGAACCTAAACACCTAGTCACTGACCTTGGAGTCATACAAGGATGGGTGCATGAAGGAAGTCAAGGTACACCGCATCTAGCATTTAGAAAACATGTTATAGAAAAACAACAACAGCATGGTAAACATACTTTAGCTGTAGATAGTAATCTTTTTCTTTATAGAGATATTGAAAATGCTAATCAATATTTGAGATTCAGTCTCGATGGTGTTTTTCCAACTACTGGATGTTATTTTAATAAACATGTTACAGATATACAATGGAATAAGATCAAGAGAGATTTGAAGATCGATCTAAGACCGTGGAGACAACAAGGTCAACATATATTAATATGTCTACAGAGAGACGGTGGGTGGTCAATGCGTGGGCTAAATGTCATGCAATGGTTACATCAAACTATTGATGAAATACAAAAACGCAGCAAACGTCTTATTATCGTGAGAGCGCATCCTGGAGATAGAAGAAGTAAAGATTATTTGAAGCTAAATCGCCCAGGAGTCATGATTAGCAGAAATAGTTTATTTCTAGATGACCTTCATAATGCTTGGGCGGTGATCACATACAATAGC